CTCGGGTGGGGGCGTCGCCAGGGTCCAGTGAACAGAGCAGGACCCGCTTGACCAGCTCCAACTCGCGACGCTGAGCGGTGCTGAGGTTGGGCAGACTCTTCGCTCCCTTGTCCCGCAGGAAAGCCGGATCGGCGATCTTGTCGATGGCCGTCATGAATTGCCGGGCCGTGGTGGCGAACACCCGGCTCAACGTGGGCGACGTGCGTTCGTCCCGCGGGCCGGTGTCCGGAACGTTCGGTGGCCGACCGGGGCTGTTGTCACCCTCGTCACCGGGTTGATCACCGGACGGGTTATCTCCGCCGCCGCCCTGGTCGGTCCGGGCCCGCTGGAGCCGCACCTGGTGCTCGAACTGGCGATCGACCACGCTGTTGGGCCGGTGATACGGACCGGCCCGCTCCATAACCGGCGGCTCGTCGTCACGCAGCTTCTGCTCGTCGCGCAGGTTCTGAAGCTCGACGAGGAAGTCGTAGCCAAAGGCGGCGTGGATGCTCTCCACACTGATGACGCCGCGGTCGAGCAACTGGATGAGTAACTGCTTCTCCGCCGCCTCGTCCCGCAGAGACATCCTGCCGAAGCCAATGACCGGCAGGCGTCTGAACCCCATGGCGTCGGCGACCATCTGAAGTTCGCCTTCGAGCCACTGGATGCACTTGTGGCGGATGTACTCCAGGCGTTCGGTGAGCGTCTTGAGCTGCACGAACGCCGTCTCGCGGTTGCGGGTGCTTAAATCGCTGCCGCCCACCAGGGCGTCGGGAATGCCCAGGCCCTTAACGATGTCCACGTTAACGCTGGCGTATTTCTCCGGGCCGAGAATCTTGTCGGTGGGTGGGTACTCGACCTTCAGGTCGATCATGTCGTCCCACACGATGTCCATGACCCCGCCGCCGACGTTGTGCTGGAGAATGCCGAGCAGCTTGTTCACCGCCGTTCGGGTGGGAAGGATCTGCTTGTCGGATTTGCCCAGCCGCCAGAGACGAATGACGTTGATCACGCCGTCGAGCGCGGCCATGTCGGCCAGCCGCATCTTCTCCTTGAACAGGATGTCGTCGAGGATGCCGAACAGAAACGGCGTGGACCAGTCCTCCCAGTCGTCCTTCTTGTAGTGCGAGACGTGGACGTTGTCGGGGTCCAACTCGACCAGCTTGTTGCGGGACCCGGCCGCGGCCCTGATCTCCGGGGGCAGCTTGGCGACCAGTTCCTTCTCGATCTTGCCCTTGGGTCGGTTGATCGCCCGGGCCAGCTTCGAGGGTAGCCGGATTCCCACGCGAGTGGTGCCGAAGAACTTGCCAACGTCTCCGCCGAGTTTCTCGACGATGGTCGGCGAGATGAACGTGTACCGCCAGGGGATGGTGCGCTTGTTCGTGCTCTTCTTGCGCTTCTTGAGACGCTCGACCGGCTCGTCGTCATCCTGGCCCTTGGTGAACTCCTTCTTGACCGGCAGGGTGATCCGGGCCTTGCGGCGCCGGACGATCACGTTGGCGTCCCGGAGCATCAAGCGCATGAAGTCGTGGGCCCGGTCCTGGAGATCCACCCGCCGGGCCCACTCGCGGTAGAACCGCTGCTGGGTCTTGATGGGGTGCTGGAGCGTCAAGCCCTCACTGGCGAAGTCGGCCATGAGGTCGATGATGTTGCGCACCAGCCCGATCTTGCGATACACCGCCTGGCACGCCCGGATGATGTCCCCGAACTCGCTGGGCAGCTTCTCCTCTTCCCGGTGGCGATCCCAGTCGTGCCGGTTGAAGCCGGTCTTGACCCTGGTGGTAGCCGAAGCGAGCGTCCGCTGGCTGCCGTGGGCAATGGCGACCTCGTCGGGCAGGGCGTAGTTCTTCAAGCCCTCGCTGGCCATGACGTAGAACGGCTCGGTTTTCGGCTCCTGGGATGTTTTCCCCATGTGATTCTCTCCCCCAATGCGACCGTCCCGTAGTGTGTCTACAAGGCTAATACACCGGCTCGCCACCCCTGACCGTTGACGTTCGCCCGCTAATTGATCTGCTCACCGTTCTTTGTGGCACCCAAGGCACTATCGCCGCGCAACCAGTCGCGGGCATTGACCATCCTGCTAGCCCCCGCTCCGCGGTACATGCCCTCACTGGGATCGGTGCGGGTGATGGCGACGTTGCCGGCCACGTCCTCGTAGTCGATCGCCACGTCAGGAGTCACCGTCGTGTCGTGGACGTAGCGGTGGGCGAACATCAGGCTGGAATAGCGGTCCTTGCGCAAACGACCCTTCCGCGGCCGCCCCTCGACCGTGCCGGCGCTGACCCGTTGCGGGGTGTCGAACTTCTCCTTGCCGGTGGCGGTCTGCTGCATCTGGATGGTGCAGAGTTCGTTCTTCAATTCTTCGATGTTGGCCACGCAGTCCTCGAACGTGTCGATGGTCACGTTCAACGCCTTCTCGATCTCCAGCGCCGCCTGCATCCTGACGGTGTCGAACGCCGGGAAGAGCAGCGTCCGGGTCTCGAACGCCTTGTGCAGGAACAGGTTGGTCTGGGCGTTCCACTCGTTGGCCTGCTTGACCAGGTGGAGGATGTGGGGGCCGTCCGTCTCGCCGTCGGTGTGCTTGGGGTCGTCGAAGTCGATGATCTCGTAGATGGGCTTCTCGCCCTTGTCCCTGTCGAGCAGGTCGGTGTTGCGCAGCATCTCGGCGATGGCCGGCCCGCCGCCCTGACTGTCCATCTCGATCCGCACCGGCCCGAACAGTCCGACCAACTCCCGGATCTTCGAGCAGCAGTAGGCGTAGTAGTCCCGCGCCGTAAGGACGCCGAGCCGCTTGCGCCGATCGAACTCCTTGCGGTTCACCGCCCAGCAGTGCACGATCCGGGCATGGTGCGGCCACACTTCGACGACGGTGATGGCCAGGTTGTCCCGCTCGGCCGCCGGGTCGATGCCCATGACGTACTTGCGACCGCTCTTGCCACGCATCAGCGGCGTAAACGCCACGGCCCCATCGGGCGTGTCGATCGGCCGGGACTCGGACGTGGTGCACGCCTCGATCAGGCTGCGGGTGTAAAATCCATCGCTATCGAGCACAAAGCAAGCGGCGTACTCCATTTGAAAGACGCTCTTGGGAAGAATGGCGTTGGCGTGGGCAAGCTGGCGTTTGTCCAACAGCCCGGCGGGCACATGCGTGTGTGGAATCCGAATGACGGCGTAATCGCGCCAGTCGAAGTCCTCGGGTACGCCGGTCTCGTTGCCGAAGATTTCGGCCACGCGCTCGGGATCACCCCTGCTCCTGATGATGTTCCGCCACATCTCGAACCGCCGGGCGAAGTGGTTGAAGGCGTAGTAGGCTGTGCCGGAGTAGATGATCTGGTTGCCGCCAGCTTTGGCCCCGAGGACCTGTTTGCGAACTTCCAGCGGGACCTTCAACTGTTCGAGCCGGCGTTCGAGTGCGGCGCGACGAGCTTCCTCGACCGGCGTGCGAGCCGTGGCGGCAAACCCGCGGACCACGATGTCGAATATCTCCTCGGGAATCGAGGCGAACTCGTCGGCAATGACCACGTTGGCCCGCTCGCCCCTGATCTTGGTCCCGTCCCCGAGCGGCAGGGCAACGATGCTCGACAAGCCGACGTTGAAGTAACACCGATCGACGTTCGAGCGCGGTCCGGACTTCTTGCCCGCACCGACGATCCCTCGCAGCACGGGGGAGGCCTCCCAGATGCTCTCGATGTAGTTGAAGACCAGCTTGGCCTGCCGCAGACCAGCTCCGACGATGACGATCTTCACGCCCTGATCGAAGATGGCCCGCAGGACGCAGTAGACCGCCAGCATAAAACTCTTGCTGCCGCCGCGGGTGGCGATCAGCATGGGGAAGGGCTTGCTCCACAGCGTTTGTAACACGGCCATCTGCTGTGAGAACAGCTTGATGTTCAGCAGTTGGCTGGTGGTCCACCCGACGTACCGCCGATCGAGCATGAGGCGTACGAGGAACTCGTCCACGTCGACGCCCCGGCTCATCACGTCGAGCAGCGGGTTGGTCTCGATGGCGGGTACGCAGTCCCGGTGCGGGAACAGGTGCAGGTACTGGGCATCGTCCCCGTGCAGCACGCCCTCGAGTTGTTTCAGGTCTGTCGCCATATCAAGCAAGTCAGGAAGCACACCTCAGCCCATGACGATCCCGCTCCCGAGCCACGTCCGACTCCACCATCCGGGTGACCAGTTCCTCGAACGACACCCGCGGACTCCAGCCGAGCACTTCTCTCGCCTTGGTCGCATCACCCCAGAGATAATCGACTTCGGCGGGACGGAAGAACTTGGGATCGATGCGGACGAAGTCCCGGTAGTCGAGGCCCAGAGGTTTGAAGGCCTGCTCCAGGAACTCCCGGACGCTGTGAGACTCGCCGCTGGCCAGCACGAAATCACCAGGTTGGTCCTGCTGAAGCATGAGCCACATGCCGCGGACGACGTCTCCGGCAAAGCTCCAATCTCGTTTCGCGTCGAGGTTACCCAGAATCAGCTTCGGCCAGTCGCGTGGCGGAGTGCCGGCGTTGTTCTCCATGGCCACGGCCAGCCTGGCGACATAGCGGGTGATCTTGCGGGTGACGAACTCCTCTCCGCGCCGCTCGCTCTCGTGGTTGTGGAGGATGCCGGCACAGGCGAAGAGGCCGTAGGCCTCGCGGTACAGCCTAACCAAGCTGTGGGCGGCCAACTTGGCGACCGCATAAGGGGACCTGGGAATCATCGGCGTATTCTCGTTTTGCGGCGGTGGACTGTTCCCGAACAGCTCGGAGGTACTGGCTTGGTAGAACCGTGAACCAGGACTCTCAGCGCGGATCGCCTCCAGGATGTTAAGCGTGCCCAGGGCGTTAACCTCGAAAGTGGCTGCGGGGGTGTCAAATGACGTGCCGACATTGCTTTGAGCTGCCAAGTTGTAAACTTCATCGGGCTGGATTCGCTTGATGATCCGAAGAAGTCCGGTCGCGTCGATGACGTCACCGGCGATAAGTTCAAAGTCCGGTCGTCCGATCAGGTGAGCGATGCGCTCCGTCGTAACTGTAGACGACCGGCGAATCAAACCAAAGGTGCGATAGCCCTTCTCCAACAGAAGCTCAGCCAGGTAGCTTCCGTCCTGTCCGTTCGCGCCGGTTATCAGCGCTGACTTACCCATTGCTTTCTCCCTCCGCTGTTCCTCCAACGTCTACGTCTCCTCCTCCGGGTCGATCGTCCAGGATCAGCGGATCCTTGCCGCCGTCCGGAAAGAGGATCTCGCGCCTCATCGCACCCTCTTCGTCCTCGAGCGCCATCCTGGACAACTCGGCGAAGCGCCCCTCTTCCTGACGCGCCTTGTCACTCTGCTGAATTCGACAGACCAGGTCGAGGAAGGACTCCCCGCCTCCGCGCAGCTCCTCCAGGCGATCCTTCCGCGTGGCAGCGAGATTCTGAGAGATTCGGTTCCGTTCGGCGCTGAGCTTGTCGTAACGGTCGTTGGCCTGCTTCAAGGCTGATCGCTTGGAGTCAATCAGCCGCTCGTTCTGGATGCGCTGTTTCTTGTCCTCTTCGGATTCGTCCACCGTCGCGGGGTTCTGTCGCAACCATTGCGACGTGGACTCGATCTCGGCCCGGAAGCTCTTCATCAGCGAGAGTTGGCGGGCGACTAACAGGCGATGCTTGAGAAAATCATCGATTTGTAGGTACTCCGAAGCCACGATATCCGAGAACTGGCAACAGAGATCGCCGTACTCCTGGAGGTACACGTCCACCTCATCCGGCTCGAACTGGTCCCGGAGGGTGACGCACAGGTGTGACTTGCGGAACTGGGCCCGATACCACTCGGCCTTCTCCAACCGGTCCAGACCGAGCGGCGGTGCCAGCGCCATCACGCTGGCCGCGGACTCGGCGTCCGCCACTTCCTTTCGAGGAGCCCTGGACACACCCAAGCCGCGCCGGTAACGCCGGATGGTGTCGAGATGCCACCGGTGCCCGAACTCCGCCTCCAGCGCACCCTGAATCTCGGCGTCGGTCCTGCCGCTCTCGACGTGTTGTTCGAGGCGGTCACCGGCGCGGGCCACGTCTCGAATGCTCGGGGCACGTTTAGTCCGGGCCATTCCATTCCTCCAGAATCACCAGGACCCGCTGCCGCAGGGCCTCCAGTGTCTGCCCGGCCACACTGCTGCCTTCGAGCACCCGAC